TTGCGTAAATTTGTTGAGTACATTCGTCAACATCATCCAGCTTTATTTGAGCATGCGTACAAGGAAGCGTCTAAATAATGCTTGAGTTTCTTTTATGGGTTTTAGGAATAATAGCCGCTTACGCTGGTGGCGGCTTACTTTATTTGCTTTGGTGGATGAATAGAAATCTATGAAAGAGCTAAGAAAAGAACGAGAGGTTTTAGTTGGAGCGACTTTCTATGTTGACAAGGTAGACCCTAACGCTGAAAACTTGCCAGACTTATTAAGAGATAAGTTTGAGCAAGAGGTTGATAGGAACAAAATATTTTTTAGTATTTGCATTCCAGGTGATAACAATCAAATAAATTTAAAAAAATTAGTAGAAGAAAACAACGACTTAAGACATCAAGTTAAGTTTTGGCAAGAACTATATTTAAAGGCTATTGACCCAAAGTGAGAAAATGTCCTATATGCAAGGAAACAAAAGAATTGAACTCAGTAAACTTTCCCAATAGAAAACTAAAGAAAGCTCCGCCTTTTAGGTGGGAGTGTCGATCTTGCTACAACGAAAACAAAAGAACTAAGCCCTTGTATTGGGCGCATAAGATGTTATCTGGAGCAAGGCGCAGAACTTTGGACAGGGGTTGGCCGCCTTGCACTCTTAAACCCCAAGACATTTGGGATGTATGGCCGCAAGATTTTAAATGCCCAATTTTAGGAATTGAGCTTATTCATGGTAAAGAAGACAGATACAACTCTCCAACTTTAGAGCGAATAGATAACAACAAGGGTTATGTTATAGGCAACATTCTTGTTGTTTCTCATCGGGCCAACTGTATAAAAAACGACGGCACTTGGCAGGAGATAATGGCAGTTGCAGAATTTTATAAACAACTAGAGGAAAAAAACAATGGCAAAAACGTGGGTTAAAGAAAAAATACAAAGTATTAAAAAGAAAACATCTATTGGCGACTCAAGGCTTAGCCGAGGCGCTGGAACTAACAAACGCAAGACGCGTAAAAAATATCGAGGTCAAGGCAAATGAGAGGTGTAAATTATCCGTGCGGTTGGTTTGACGTTGAGCAATTACCAGGGGGATCAAGAGAAAATGACTCAGTATAAAAAAAGTGTAGAGAAACAAAGAAAGAAACTTCAAGCCGAAGAAGATGATAAAAAAATAGTTTGGTATGAGTATCAAAAAGGCGCTGGAGAACATTTTAGAAAAATTAAATATGCAAGCGGTAAAGAAACTAAAACTGATTTTGCAAATAAAGATGAAAAATAAAAAAGCTAAAACAATCAACAGGCTTGATCGAATTATGAAGTCTGGCAAATTATCTAAAGTTGTAAAGAAAGTTTTTCCTAAAAAGAAAAAGAAGTAAATGCCGTTAAGAGATTACCAACAAGAAGCTTTAGATGCGCTGGAAAACTATATTGCTATAGAAGACGGCAATCCTTTGGTTGTTATGCCAACAGGTTCTGGTAAGTCTCATGTAATTGCAGACTTTGTGCTGCATATGAATGAACAGAAGAAACAAAAAACTTTAATTGTTTCGCACGTTAAAGAAATACTTTTTCAAAATTATGAAAAGCTACAAGACGCTTGGCCTTATGGAGATATAGGTTTATATGGCAACAGCTTAAAGAGTCGAGATACAGATAACGATATTATCTATGCTCAGCTCCAATCAGTTTGGAACAAGGTGGATCAACTGCCCTTATTCGATCTCCTCGCTATTGATGAAGCGCATCTTGTTCCAAAAGACGGCGAGGGAATGTACCGCTCCCTCGTTGTCGCCCTTAAAGAACGCAACCCAAATTTACGCGTGGTTGGATTTACTGCTACTCCGTACAGACTTAACTCTGGCATGTTAACTGAAGGCGAGGGATCTATCTTTGATGATGTCGCAATAGACTTTGGTAGTGGTGATAACTTTATTCGGTTGATTGATGACGGCTACTTATCACCTCTAGTAACTAAGTGTATGGATACTGAGTACGAGATTGATGATATAGGTTTGAGAGGGGGTGAGTTTATCCAAACAGACTTGCAGGCCAAGATGAACGATAGCGGTCGAACCAACAAAGCCATGCAAGAAGTTTTAATTAAAGGCGCAAACAGAAAACAATGGTTAATCTTTTGTGCTGGTATCAATCATGCAGAAATGGTCAGCGGTATTTTAAATGCCAACAATATAACTTCTCGCGTGGTAACAGGAGATACAAATCAAAACGAAAGAGATCAGCTAATAACAGATTATAAAGCTGGCAAGATTAGAGCTTTGGTTAATTGCGATGTCTTAACAACAGGTTTTGATGCGCCAAATACAGATTTAATTATAATGCTGCGACCTACACATTCACCAGGCTTATATGTGCAAATGATGGGTAGAGGCATGCGTATAGCAGAGGGCAAGAAAGATTGTTTGATTTTAGACTTTGCCAAGAATATTGAACGCCATGGCCCTATCAATCAAATAGCGCCCAACCAAAAAGGCAAGCGCAAAAAAACAGGTGAAGCTTTGGTCAAGAGCTGTCCAGAATGTCAATCATATGTACCTAAAGCTGTAACCACTTGCCCAGATTGTGGCTATGTTTATCCTATGCGTAAGCTAGAGTTAGAGCTGGTTGCATCTAAGTTAGATATTATTTCTAAGACAGCTAAGAAAGAACGCTACGATACCAAGGTTATCAACATGTGGTTTGGCAATCATCAGAAACAAGGCAAGCCGTTGCCTGTACTCAAGGTCAGCTACAAGACACCCAATAAGATTATTAGTGAGTACATATGTTTTGAGCATTCGGGTTATGCAAGAGAAAAAGCCGTGGCTTGGTGGAACAAAATGGTAAGTGGTGATAGTTTGCGAAGATCCCCACCTTCTACAGTAGATGAGGCTTTGTTTAGACAAACGGAAGTTAACAAACCAGATTTAATTAAAGTCGATTATTCGGGTAAGTTCCCTAATATCGTCAATCATATTTATGCAGATAGGTAAGCCAACACGTTGTTATCCATTTAGGAAAGAGACGGGAGATTTTATGTTTATACCCTATGACTATACAGAGGCAGAATTAAAATATGTTGGTGGTGGTAGAGATACCTTAGAGCAAATAGAAGATTTTTGGGATTCGATAGGAAACCCTATGTATAACAAGCGACTGTCTTTTGAAGACAACATGCTAAACTTATACAACAAGTTGCGGTATTGGCCTAAGCCAATGCTAAATGATAATGTCGTGCAAACGATGATTTTGGAGTATGAATATGATAATAGAAGAACTAAAAGAGTTTGAGTTTGAGCAAAAGGGCGACACCCTGGTATTCTCAGATATACCTAACCCTGTTTACCATGCAGGGGTCGGAGTAAGCAGCAGTAAGATTAGAGCCTTTGGCAAATCGCAACTGCATGCGGTGGAGAGAGTCCAAGAGACAACCCCTGCTATGAACTTTGGTACAGCTGCCCACGCTTTGCTGGTAGAAGGTGAGGAAGCTTTTAACCAAACAGTCGCAGTCGTGATGGGATCTCCCTATACCAATGCCAACAAAGAACTGAAAAAAGAGTATGAGGAGCGCGGCCTAACAGTTATTAAAGAAGCTGAAATGACGGCAATCAAAGGTATGAAGGAGCATATGATTGAAGAGGGCAACATCTACCTTAACGCTGAAGGCAAGGTAGCAGAGGCTAGCTTCTATTGGTATGAAGGCGAGGTTCTTTGTAAGTGCCGACCAGATGTTATCTGTCCGCCAGTTCAAAGCCCATACCCAGACAACGCCATATGTGTAGTGGACTACAAGACCACTCAATCATGTGATCCAGTAGAGTTTGCTTATTCGGTTAAAAAGTATGGCTACGATATGCAGGCTGCTTGGTATCGCAGAGGTATGGAAAAAGCTGGCTTTAAGTTAGATGAGTTTGTCTTTGTGGCGCAAGAGAAGGTCTACCCATACGCATCCAAAGTATTTATCATCTCAGAAGAACAGATGAATCTTGGCTGGGAAAAGATGGAAGGCTTTTTGGAGCTGTACAAAAATCATTCAGAAGGTGGCCATCTATCCGTTTATAACTCGCCGAATATCGTTACCCTAACTTTATAATCGTGCCAGCTTACAAATTTAGAGAAGATGTATCTCTTGCTGAACTAAAAGATTATATAGACAGCACCTACGATCAACACTATGCCAAAGGTAAGTACCAGGCAACAGATATGATTGTAGATGCTGGTTTTGGCGAAGGATTTTGTATTGGCAATATAATGAAGTATGCCATGCGCTATGGCAAAAAAGACGATAAGAAAAAAGAGCTTCTTAAAATCATTCACTATGCAATGATTGCTCTGTACGTCAACGATCAATAAAAATTATGCTAGGATTATAGGTATGTTATTTCCTAGCATTCCCCAATATCTGTGCGTCTATGAGATAGACAGCAACCTTCATATGGTTGTTTTACAGGCCAGAAACTCTGATACCGCAGAGCTATTTGCTTTGTTGCGTTCTATGGAAGAAAGTTCTGATTATACGTTTGGAAAAATTTTAGACGTTAGTGAGATAGATCCAGCCCATCATATTAGTCTAACCATTCATTAAGGTGCTAGGTAGGTATATTCGTATCTAAATGGGGGGAGATAATACCCTTTGGGCGCCCTA